TGTAGCTGAAGATATGGGTATTGTTAAGTTTTCTGACTTAATGAAACAATCTATGGCAAAATATTATCCAAGACAATTTTATATATTTGGTGATCCTGCAGGAGATCATAGAGTGCAAACAGATGAAAGCACACCATTTCAGATACTAAGAGGTAAAGGTATTACTGCCCGACCTGCACCAAGTAATGATGTAACACTTAGAATAGAATCTGTAGCTACCTGTCTTAACAGAATGGTAGATGGTGAATCCGGTATTCTTATTGATAAAAGTTGTGTTAATTTACTTAGAGGATTTGCAGGAGGATATCATTATAGACGCTTACAAGTATCAGGAGAACGCTATGATGAACGGCCAAATAAGAATAGATTTTCACATATACACGACGCCTTACAATACTTATTGCTTGGTGCAGGAGAAGGTAGATCGTTGACGGCAGGTAATAAATATAGTAAACCTATAATAGCAAAAAGAAATTTTAATGTTTTTAATGTTAAACCTAAAAACATTTATGAAAGAAGGAGGTAACTATGTGCGGAGGAGGAGGAGGATACAGACCACCACCACCACCACCACCTAGTCCTTATGAAGCCTCAATGAGGCAACAGAGGAGAGAAGCTCGTGCTGATGCTTTAGCTGAAAAAGCAAAGCAAAAAGAAGAGTCATATCAACAATCTGTTGCTGATTTATCAGGTAAAAGGGGCAGACGCTCTTTACTATCTGGAAGAAAAGGTGGACAAGGATTTTTGGTACAAGGTGATATTCAAACAAGAAATACTCTCGGAGTATAAATGGTTGTAGATGTTAAACCACAAGTAACTATAGATTATAGTGAATCTAAAGTTAAACAGTTATTAGCACGATATAGAAAAGCTAAAGCTATTAAAGACCAATGGACTCCTATATTTGAAGATTGTTATGAATATGCTTTACCACAAAGAGAATCTTTCTATTCAGAAAGCATTGCAAAAAGACGAAGCGAATCTATATTTGATGAAACAGCTGTTGTTGGAGTACAAGAGTTTGCATCTCGTTTACAGGCAGGTATTGTTCCTAACTATGCAAGATGGGCAGATTTAACTTCAGGAACAGAAATACCTAAAGATCAACAAAAAGCAGTTAATGAAAATTTAGATCAAGTAACTGAATATATATTTGAAATATTACAGAACTCAAACTTTTCACAAGAAGTACACGAAACATTTTTAGATTGTGCTGTAGGCACAGGCGTATTGCTTGTTGAAGAAGGAGATGCTGTACAGCCAATACGATTTAGATCAATACCTTTACCCCAAGTATTATTAGATTCTGGTTATGATGATAAAATAGATCATATATTTAGAGAGCGATATATTAAGTTTAAACAAATTATGATTGCTTATCCAAAAGCAAAACTACCTGAAAGAATGGTAGAAGAGATGAGTCAAAATCCTGAAAAAGATTGTAAAGTCGTTGAAGTTGTATATAGAAACTATGAGAATAAAAAAGAGGAAGAGTATATATATTGTGTTATTTCAGAAATGTATGATGCTGAATTGTTTTCAGATACATTTAAAGGAATAGGTTCTAATCCATTTATTGTTTATAGATGGAGTAAATGTGCAGGAGAAGTATATGGAAGAGGCCCACTTCAGATGGCTTTACCTGCAATTAAAACGGCTAATCTTGTAATTGAATTAATATTAGAAAATGCCCAAATGGCCATATCGGGAATGTATCAAGTAGAAGATGATGGTGTTATTAATGTTGATAACATTCAATTAATTCCCGGAACAATAATACCAAAAGCAGTAGGTAGTAGTGGATTAACTCCAATAGCACCTGCAGGTAATTTCCAAGTATCTGATTTAGTTGTAAAGGATATGCGAACAAATATAAAAAAAGCATTATACAATGATATGTTAGGTAATCCTAATCAAAAAACACCTATGTCAGCTACAGAAGTAGCAGAAAGAATGGCTGACCTTTCTCGTCAGATAGGAGCGGCGTTTGGTAGATTACAAGCTGAATTAGTTAATCCCGTGTTACAGAGAGTAATATATATTTTAAAGAAACAAGGAAGAATAAATATACCAACAGTAAATGGTAGAGAAATAAAAATACGATCATCTTCGCCACTTGCACAGGCACAACAACAACAAGATGTTGCTACCATTGATAGATTTGTTGCTATGCTTCAAGGTAGAGTTGGCCCACAAATAACTAATTTGTTAATTAAGCAACAAGATATGGCTAAGTTTATTGCTAAAAAATTAGGTGTTCCTGAAGAACTAATAAGGTCAGATGAAGAAATGATTCAAGCAGGACAACAGTTACAACAAATGGGTGCAAATATGCAAGAACAAGGAATAAGTCCACAAGAAGTATCTAATGTTGCAAAATCATTTACAGGGTGATATAAAAGTAGAATGAAAACAAAACCTAATCGTATAGTAGGATTAGATAATTTTGAACGAAGTCCAGACGAAGAAACCCGTCTTAATTTTATCTTTGAAAGTGTTTTTAAAACTGATGCAGGTGCAGAAGTCTTAAAATATCTTCGTCAAATAACTATAGAAGCTGTAGCAGGATCAGAAATTTCTGATAATCAATTACGCCATATAGAAGGTCAACGCTATATTGTAGGTTTAATACAACGCCGACTTAATAAGGGACGAAGTCAAAACATCATAAAGGAGAAACAAGATGTCAGATAATGTTGAAGAAGTACAAGAGTCAACACCTGAACCACAAGAGCAGGTAGAAGCTCAACCACAACAACAGCCACAAGAACCACAAAACCTGTCAGAACAACCACAAGAAGGTGGTCATATTCGTCCAGAGAATATTCCTGAAAAATTTTGGAATGCAGAAACGGGCGAGATTAGAACAGATGAGTTATTAAAATCTAACGCTCATTTAGAACAGTTTGTTGGAGGAAAAAAAGAAGAACTTAGAGATCAAATCATTGATGAACTTTCTAATGAAGCTGATGCCGAAGTTCCTGAAGAATATGCTTTACCTGCACTACCTGAAGAAATAACAGAAGAACAGGTTGTTGAAAATCCTTTATTTGATTGGTGGTTAGATCATTGTAAAGAGAATGCTTACAACCAAGAAATGTTTGAAGATGGTATTAATAAATTTATTAATGCTCAGGGACATTATCAGCCAAATTTAGAAGAAGAAGCAAATAAACTTGGAGAAAATGCAAATGCTCGTATAGATGCTGTAGATGCCTTTGCCCAAAGTCATTTTGGAGCAGACGACTATGAATTATTGCAATCTACTCTAGGACAATCAGCACAAGGCATTGAGATACTTGAACGAGTAATGCAAATGCAGAATCAAAATATATCAAATGCACCAACTGAACCTGCAAATAGATTAACTATTGATGATGTAAGACAAATGATGAAAGATCCAAGATACTTTGATCCAAAAGAAAGAGATGAGTCTTATGTTAAAAAAGTTGATGATGCTTTCCAAAGACTTTATAGATAATGTATATGGACATAGCAGTTCCTGATGACTGTTTTGTTTTAGCTAAAAAACTAAAGCAAACAGACAAGTATGAACTAGCAGTTACAGGAAAAGAACCATTATGGGTATTATTATATCCATTTAGAATTAACCGACCTAATGTGCATACATTTTCTGTGTACAAAGATAATCACGAAGTAGTAGCTATGTTTGGTTGTTGTGGAGAAAAAAACAATCCACAAAGAGGTACAGCGTGGTGGCTAAGTAGCGAAGAACCTTTTAACAGTTTTAAGTTTATGAAAAACCAAAAAAGAGTGTTTCAATGGTTAGCTAGTAAGTACAAATTCCTTTGGAATGTAGCTACAGAAGAACAACAAGCAACGCTAAGATGGGTTCAATATATGGGATTTAAAATTTCTAATAAACAGATACTTGTCAAAAATGTAAAAATGAAGTATTTTTATTTAGAGCCGAAAGGTTTTAAAGGTGAACCCATAGATAATGTGTGTGGCCCTCGTTGGATAACCCGATATCAGAAATCTGCGGACAATTCATAAACTGTAATATTAACTTTATAGGAGATAGTTATGGCAACTTCCATTACTACTGCCTTTATTAAGCAGTTTGAATCAGAAGTCCATATGGCGTACCAGCGTATGGGTTCTAAACTGAGGAATACAGTAAGACAGCTTAATAATGTAAAAGGCAATCAAGCGAGATTCCAAAAGGTGGGCAAAGGTAGTGCAACTGAGAAATCAAGACACGCCAATGTTCCAACTATGGAAATAACTCACAATACAGTTGATG